TTTTTTTTTTTTTTTTTTTTTCATTTAAATCAGGTGTAAACACTGTAAACACTGTAAACACAGTCATATAAATAAGATGTTTCAAGAGTTATTTCTGTTTACACTTACTACTTCCTGTTTACAGTTAAAGTGTAAACACAGCCCAGAGCTAACATTTTGCTTGAAAGTTTTACTGATTTCTCTGGAAAATCTGCCTATATAGGAATAGTTTGCAAATCAGGCAAAGAAAGGCAGACATGACACAGGAACTGACAAACAGACAGAAAACTTTTGCTAGGCATATTGTGGAGGGCATATATTCAAATGCTGAGTGTGCTAGAAAAGCAGGGTACTCCCCAGATCAGGCAAAAGATTACGCGTCTAGACTACTGAACGGAAGGGATTACCCACACGTTTTGGTATACATTAAAGAATTAAGAGATGAGAGAGAACGAAGGTATGGCGTGACCACGCTAGGTCAACTGGAGAGACTACAAAAACTTTCCATGGGGGCTGAAGATGCAGGGCACTTTTCTGCGGCAATAAATGCTGAGAAAATAAGGTCGGCATTGGGGGGTTTAACTATTGATAGAAGAGAGAACATTAACACGATGGATCAACTATCAAGAGATGAAATTGTAGCCAGATTGGCGCGACTTCAAGAGCAATATCCTCAAGCTTTTGTCATAGATGGAACAGCAAAGGATATAACTCCAGATGAGCAGAGGTCCAGAGGCGAACTTTTGGAGCACAATTCGGAAAAACCTACCGACTAAAGCTTTCGCAACACGAATAGAAAACAAACATGGGGGCGGTGTTCCTGATGTTCATGTGGTTTGGGATGGGTTTGCATTCTGGATTGAGCTCAAAACAGCCAAAAGCAGCAAAGTAAAGATCTCTCCCCATCAAATCGCGTGGCACACTGCATATTGGGCACGAGGTGGTAAAAGTTTTTACTTAGTAAAGCACCTCTCTACAAGCGACATATTTTTATTTGAGGGTGAAAAAGGGGTCGATTTACTGGAAAAAGGTATCTTTGAAACCGAAGGTGCGCGGTTCAAGAATCTTGCGGCTTTATGGGAGTATCTTGCGGCTCTTGCGGCTCTATAAATCTTGCGCCTCTTGCGCGTCGATTGATTTAAAATTTCGTGGAGGCACTTGGGCGAGATACAAACTTCCCAAGTGCCTCGATTTGTGCGCCAGTGCCGTCTGCAGCTGACGCACAATCCCCAGGTTAATGTTCCACTATGGCAATTGACTTAGCAAGGCTCGAACCTTTGCATAATTTACACGCGGTGCATTGTACGCGTCGCCCTGCTTCCTTAGATGCCGGACACAAGGCCTCGTTTTGTTTGTCGATCTGGCCTAGATCCGCGACAACTCGGAACGTGCGTCGTCCTGCTTTCCAATGTGCAATTGCCTCCGCGTGACTATCCGCGCTTTGCATTGCAATATCTGGACGCCATGGCTTTTGATGAGTGTATGCTGTCCATGTATCGCACTCTGATAATAGTTTATCCCAAACGTGCGACGGAACGGCGGCAGGATCGCCATAAGTTCCAATGCGAACGAAACGACCGCGACCCATTTCGGCGGCGTCGCCTACTTGGTAAACTCCGCGCTTGTATGCTTTCCATACAATCAAAACGCCTTGTCCTAAATTGACATAACACTTGCGACCCTTGGCAATCTTGCGATTAGGATCTGTTGTTATCTCTCCGCGCATAGGACACTCGCCACAAATAGAATAATCCTCACCAGTTTTACTTGCTTCTAATGGGTTTTTGTCGCCGTCGCACAAAATATAAGTTTGCACGACCTTTCCTGTTTTAGGATTCCGATTGGAATATGTGGCAATAACTACAATTGGTTTATTATCCAATAAGCTTTGCCCGTTGTAGATAATAGCTGATTTCATTTTCTCTCTCTCTTTAGTTGATAAAATAACTTTATATAAATTTCAAATAAAACACAAGTTAAATCTTGCGAGTTGTTCGACCTTGCGGCTTTCTTGCGGCTTCGGCGCGGCAACTTAAAAGCGTGACGAAGTCACTCATTTTAAGCGCATCTTCAATGCGCAAGCGATTGGCGCATCGAGCCAACGCACCTTTTATTACCTGGTTGGAAAAGGAGCCGAAGCTCCTCATCCTATGTATACCTTTCATCTGGCTCTTGGTGATACCGTAACCATCGTTCAGCTTCTTCATAAGCCATCTCAACGTTATCAATGTTATACACCGTGAAGACATCGATCTCACTTTTCGGAACTCTTAACGGCAACAAGTAGACGTTAAAGGTTGCACCACCGTTCCACTTTATAACGTAGCGTAGATCATCTTGTTCGAAGTAAAAGCTACAGGTCACTTTTTGCATCCACGTAGTTTAGTAGATCTTGATCAAGTGAGTGTATTTCTGCAAGCCACCCATCGATCTCAATTGATAAGTCCTCGTGTGAAGCCCAAACAATATCATCTTCTGCTTCTTCCGATATCAATCTACACTCATCGTTTAGATTTTCTAGCGTGGCTCTGCAATCATCGAGCTTCTTATACGCTTTGACCAACTCTTCTTTTACACTTTTCGATACTACAATAGTCATTATATTCTCCTAGAGTTATTGTGGGGACCGAAGCCCCCACGGTTGGATTAGAACCAAATTACTGTTGGATCTTCAGTATGGCCTGCCTGATGTGACAAAGCTTTAGGCGTTGCATCATCTGGATAAGCATCAAGCCATCCATCATCTGCTTGTACAAGTGTACCGCTCTGCCGGATGTTGACTGCGTAGTCATCACCCAGTTCGAACCCACCGTCATGCATATGTGGCGATGTAGCTGCTACAAACCAACGCGAGAAATTGTCCTCGTTTTTGGCAAGCTTGTATGTCTTTAAGATGCGCCATTCCCAACCACTATCGTTCTTGTAGATAGCGTATGGTTTGTCTTGTGTTCTTGATTTTCCGAATGGATTTGGCATTTGTATCTCCTTACCAATTAATATGTGCTAGATCCCGTACCCAGCACTTCTGACCCATATCGTATTGAGTTACGGTATAGGTATTCTCATCACCGACTGACTTGTGCCAACGGTTCAAAAATTGCCAACAATCTTTGTCTTCTTCAAGATAGTAGATACACGACTTCTGCATCTGATCCTTGTAGCTGTAGTTGCTGAACTCCGATACTTTCATACCGACGCGCTCAAGATCGGCTGGAGTTACCTCCAACCAACCATGACCTGCATCAGCGTAAAAATTAAAGTTACGCTTAAGCATCAACTTCTCCTTTCTTCTTGACCTTGTATTCAATTACTTGCTCATACTTATCGACACCCCACTCTGCTGATCGAGTATTGTCCCGATGTACTTGGAGCAACACCTTACGAAGATCTTTGTGTGTGTCTCGTACACTTGAGTAGGTTTCCAAATTGTGACCATGTTCAGTGATGAAAGCATCGAGTGCCTCCATCTCCTTTAGTGACATGTATACGTTGACATCTGAGTCTCTGTAATTTGAATAAGATAATTTAGCCATTTGTATCTCCTTTCGGCTATTACACACAGACAGAATCGTCGTGCATGTGCCAATCGTCTCTCGTAAAAATGATCGTGTGGTCAAGGAGATTTAGTGTAACGGCGGTTGACCCTACGTCATAGGGTTCTGGATGCAACGTCACTTTGTCCGAGACCAGAAGCCCAGACCCAGACTTGGACAAAGTGACGTGGCGTACAGGTTCATGTGATGTTGGGTCAAGCGTAAATCTCCGACCCCTTCTTCAGGGGTTGACGACACATCATTTTGTTATGGCACGCGCCTTGAGCACAGTCCGCACGGGGGTTCCTGTGTGTGTGAGCAACAGGCGCACGTACACGGACTGAACAATCTCTTAGAGGCTCCACTCGTCCCTAAAAAAGGCTGACTGCTATTCAGACTTTTTTCGAGTGGAGAAGATTGTCTGCCGTGGACAGCGCAAGGAGCCGGGTGCAACGGTTCTTCTACAAGCTAGGGGTTACTGCACTGTTTGCTTTACGACTGTTCGAGTACAAGCTGACCCCCAACCCCCCTGATAGTGGGGTCGTGCGCTCTCCTCTCTCCTATAATGTTGGTTTGATAAATTCATTCGGGGGTAATTCCATTGCACTTGTATGTAGACCACAAGTAGGTTCCCTAGACCCCCAAAAAAATTGCCCCTGTATTTTCATTTGGGTTTACTGTAAAGTGCCGACATGGCTGACAGATACACCATTGACATAGAAAAAGGTATTCCCCTGGGTCTGAGACCCTTGGCCCGAAGTCTGGGACTCGATGATCTTTCGAATT